GCTGGCCTCTTCACAGTGACGCTGGAACTCCATCTGGGCATGTGTGCTATCTTCAGCCTTTACAAATCGGATACGGGTTCCTGTGTGGGTCTCCACCTCTTTTTCAAAGAAAGGTGGAAGCTCTTGGTGGCCGTTACTCATTAGTACATGGTAGAGTGCTTTCACTGTATCCTTAAGGAAACGATCTGTGTACCCAACAACCAGAACTGTGTGGCCTGCACCACGGCTGAGACAATGCTTGTAAACATGGTCCATTGCCTTATATGGATTAAAATCACCGACAGGGTATACACGTTTAATATTACCTAATTTACTTTTACTCAATTATTACTCCTATAAACCCCGTGGGAGTTCAACTTTAAACCCAAGTGAATTAATTCCATCTGGGATACTGTCTATTGTTTTTTCTGTTATGAAAATCTCACCACCTGCGAGATCAATAATCCCTGCTGATACGGCTGAATTAAGGATTTCACTAACTTCATCACTCTGGCATACACCATATGTTTCGTGCACATTGTAGTCAAATGACTCTTGGTCATACTTAACATATCCATACACAAGCATGCACACCAGTCTCATGGCAAACTGGCGTTTACCTGTTGAGAAAAGTGGGACTGTATTTCCAATCTCTATACAGAGGTCAGCAACATAATGACTGGCTGATGATGATGTTGGTACAAGTAATGTATCAATATCTACTGCGTTTCCATTCTCTATCATGGTCCTTCCTCCGTTCATGTTGAAAAAGTTGGGATCTCTTATAGCGTCATACCGTAAGATATATGCCTGTTCGACCTTGCAACAGTCTACCATCGTACCACTCACAGTATCAATGATTTCTTTTTGAAAACACGCCCTACCTAACAACGAAATCCACCACTTAAGGACAACAGAGCTTCCTAAATAGTTTGGGTCACATTTGGTGTCAAGTCCTATATAGCGAAGGTGGGTGAACTGTGGGTGGGTACATCTGGTAAGGTATATCTCTGCATCATTATAGACTTGCATCTTCTAAATACCCCTTATGCCTAATACGCTTTAACTTCAAAGAGTGTGGTGCGGGCTTGATATACTTCCGAACACGGGCTACACGCCATCCGTGAAATGTTGCGAGTGGATACTTATCTTTTACCTTGAAATGTGTGTTCAGCATCCTGACAAGCTGAGATGGCTTACAACCAGTGAAGTTGTTAAATTCGGTGATTGTACCAGAGAAGTGATCAACAGGATCTTTTGGAGAGGGATCACCTTTCTCCCAGTTTCTGAAGAATGTGATGTGCCAAAACCGCTTAGATTCATGTTGTTTGTGTTTTACCTTTTGGTTTCTTGGCTGTGGTGGCTGGTAGTATTTATTCTCCTCCTCAGGAGTCATTCTTCTGAAACCTTTTCTGGTTGTATAACCGTCCGTGTCAATCATGTTGCATGCTGTTCTTCTACTAACACCAGCATACTCCGATACTTCACGCACATTACCAAAAAAGATGTCAGGGTGAGGCACTGTGGGTCGAATAATCCCCACATGCCTGCTATGATTTGCTATAAATCACCCCCATGTTATTTAGTAAAGAAGTCGTTCCTCCCAAGGAAGTCCGTGTTCATTGCAGTAGTCTTTTGCCATCTGCATACCACCAGACATACCATGATCTAGATAAGCTACACTTTTCATCCCAGCCATGTGCTTCCAAACAAACCCAGCCTCAATCCCGAGCTTTCGTTGTTCTGGAACTGTGTCATCCAGAACATTCTGTTGGGTGTACAGGAGGTGTGAAGCGTATGGGGCCTCACCACGAAGAAGCATATCATGCATACATTTCTGTGCATATTCTATGTTAGCATCTACATCCCCAGCGAACGGTGACTCTAATATTACAGGTTCCATCAAAACCCCCTTTACTTAACTTTACGACCAAGGACACTAACAACACCTTTGCGGAAGGTACCGGACCACTCTTCAAGAAACTCTGAGAATGCCTCTTCACCAGAAGCCATGGCACCTTTGTAAGCCAACATCACATTACCTGTGTTCATTAATAACAGCTCTTCACCAGCTTTTTTGCCACAAACACGGTGCACCTGCTTCTTCATGGTAAGAAGATCTTTCTTTAGTTGCTTGCTTGCGCGTGGATCAACATGCGGTAGCAATACAACACCAACAGCATATAGTGAGGCTTTTTGTTGGATAAGCATTGGGATAACCATGGTCCCTGTTGTTGCCACTAATGCTGCTCTCTGTGCTTTCATTTTAGACATATTTGTCTCCTTATCTGTTTCTTACATGATGCCAACCCCGAAGGTATGACTGGATATATTGTTCGGACTTTCCTGACCTTCTTAACCGCCTACGTATTCTTACATCAGTATCATTTTTATCTGGAACTGGTTGCATGGCATCACTCCAATGGTTCTCCTTTCTCATTACACTTACGAGGAAGTTCACCTACTGGCTTGGTTGGTACCCCCTTATCAGACAACTCTTCATAGCTGAATGTGATCCACTGACCAACTAATGGTTCCATGTCTACAACCTTACGAGGGTACTTCACCCCATCTCTTCGTTTGACTTTCATCATCACTCGGAACTCAACATTCTCAAGTTCATCTGATGCAACGCATATTAACTTAGCGTCCCCGTTCTTGCAAGCCTCAATTCCAATTACCTTTGCTTCAGCATCGAACCTTGGCTTCCACTTAAGAATTTCATTGCTGCGAACACCAAACTCAAAGACACTATCAGTGTTACGGATTACAATGCCTTCATACTCAGAGATTGTCTCTCCATCTTCACCAATTGTCTCAGATGTTGCCGATTCAAACAGCTCTACAAGCTCTTCACGATTGTTTACCAGCACAGGCATCTCAACACTAAGGTACTGAAGGTTAAGCTCTCTGATGCGTCTTTGGATGCTTCTCAGCTTACGTACCTTATCACTGAATGGTACATCACGCTCTGGGATGTCGAAAATAACTAGACCTAGATGTGGTGTATCCTCGTTTGGCTTTAATGTTGCTGATCGGATACGTTGTAAACTAAATCCGTGGTGATACATCTCTGAATCAATGTCACGGTCAAGGAGTTTAACTTCTTCAAACAGGTGAGGGATATCAAATGACTCCACACGGCCAACCTTTGAGATTGACTGCTGCTTCATAACCATTAGTCGGCTACCATTAAACTTCTTCTGGACGTAGCACGGATATCGTACATTCTTCTCAGCATCTTTGAAGTTGGTAATCTTCATAGGAACAACACAGGCATGATAAACCTCCATGGCCTCCTCTTTGGTAAGTCGGTAGTGTTTATTGTCCTTACGGTCTACGTAGAGAGCTTCTAACTCAAACTGTGCCTGTTGTTCAGGGTTACGTTCATTTGCTCGACCTACATTGGTGGCCTTCGCTGTAAACTTGGAGGCTGTGTGTTTACCAAGCTCCTGTCCGTATTGACAGATAACTTCTGCACCTTCCACCCAAGCAGTCCAGATTTGAAACTTCTTACCGCCCTTTGTCATCTTATACATAATATCAGGCATATATACCCCCCGCTAGTAGTGTTCTGTTAGATACAAATGCCTCAAACACCTGTCCACGTTTTTGTCCATCAGCAGCAATTGAGTACTTAGTTTCAACCTTGTCAATGTCAAATGGTGAAAAATAGTCACGTATGAATGTACACCATGTATTGGTCATCAAGAATGGGATACCAGCATTGGTCAGATCCCAGAGGTATACACGAAGTCGTTCATAAAAATCACCACCATCACCCTCGGGTGTGTAATCCTTAAATACCTTCTTACCACCATCACCATCAGAGTATGGCGGGTCTATTAGTACAAACGGGTTGCTGCTTTTGCTGAGCATACCCTCTGGAGAGTTATACGTATCAAACTGCTCACAAAACACACCACGACAGAATTTGTTCAGATGATCACGAGCAAGTTGTAACTGCTTGTAGTTGACAGCCATACACTTATCACCCATGGGTGTGTTGCACTGGTTGTTCTTGTTTACACGATACAGACCATTGTACCCACCATAAATTATGTAGTAATAACGAGCAGCTCTCTGGATTGTGGAATGGATATCTTCGAAATTACCAACACGGTCCCATGCACGCATATCATAATAGAGACCTTTTGATTGATCTGTTTCTATCCATAACAGCTCAGACTCAAGTCGATCATAATCAGACATGAGTACCTCATAAAAATTTATAAGTTCTGGGCTTGCATCGAAGATGTAAAAGGGTGTTTCCTTACTAAAACTCAAAGCTGCACTTCCACAAAATGGCTCTACTATGTGTGATGTGTTCTCAGGGATGTAGTCCTCTATCTGGCCAAGAAGTTTCCTTTTTGACCCGACATACTTTATCGGTGATAGTTGCAAATTACACCCCCGAGTTTGTGAATAGGTCTTCTGTGAACACACCCTTTTCACCAGTTGCAATCCAATGTGTGATTGCATTCACAAACTCAAAGATAGTCGCATCATTGGTCATGTCGATAAAGTTGGTACCAATAGGACAATCTTTCTTTTGGAGAAAATCTCTACTATCAGCTGAGAAGTCTGCCCCGCCTCTATTAAATCGAACAACATACACATTCTCCGCACCAATACGGTCAGCGATTGGGTAGATCTCCTGTGGAAACCCGCTGTCAGAAAATGCAGCACCCGTTTCAAGATCAACACTTGCAGCAGCTGGCATACCAAAATAACGCTCACCAAACTTGGGCTTACAAACATTTTCTGAAATCCAGATCAGCATGGCACGTGGTGATAACCCAAGGAACTCTTTTTGCGGAACCTCTTTCTTCTCTCTATCATTGTAGATGGAAAAGTACTTAGCTTCTGGTAACCCAGTTATTGCCATCGCTATTGTGTGGAGGGTCTTCTTAAACTCTAAGTGCTGACAACCAGTTGCCTTTTGTAGCATCTCTACAGAGTAATCTTTTCCACATAACAGTGGTGCATTCATAAGAACAACCTTACCTTTCAATAAGTGTGCTGGGTAATAATTTAAAGCATTTGTCATATTAACTCCTATTGGTCTTGTTTGATAATGATTTTTTATAATAGGGACAACACATCCCTATTGGTAAAACACCATCTGTGTTAGTTAGGCGGGTGAGGTATCTCCACTTGTTTCAGTTGTTTCCGTGGTGCCCATTCTCCGTTCAATCTTTCCTGACCTAATCCATTATAAGATGATCCACTTCCCATCAATGTAGTGGTGTTTGGCTTTATACCGACTACCTTTGATAGTAATAATCGCACGCTTAGCATTTTTGTACGTTACAATGTGAGACTGCGACCAGCCACCCATACCAACGTTGTACCCCATATCCAACTTACCAGACACACCAGCAACATAAACCCCATCACGGATGTTTGCGGAGTGCTGATGGCCGATATTGAAACGCTCTCCAGCCAACCGATAAGATTGCGTTGAACCACGGGCACCATTGTTACCTGTATGGCCATGGAACCCGCATTGGATACCATTGTCACCGCAGATACGGTAGCTCTCATCTAGTCGAAGGAATTTTACATCATCAATGGTCCCGTTAAGGCCCTTTAATGAATCCTCAAAGATGCAGAAGTTTGAATCCTTGTCCTTAATAGCCCGTACCAGCTTCAGCTGACAGGAAAGTAAGAACTCGGCATTGATAGGATCTTCACCCCATGTAATCTCTGTAGCCCATTTCTGCAAAGCAGCATCATGGTTTGAGTTAACAACCACAGATTGACACCAAGGTCGTGATGTTAATTCCAACACCTTGCCAGCCTGCTCAAGACCATAAGAAACTTCTTCTGTCTTTGCATACATCATTGCAATTTTGAAAAGTGGGTTCTTTCGGTTGTGATGATTTCTCACCTTGAAATCTGTCAGGTCGTGGTAGAACATGTGATGGGGTCTCAAGTCATCAAGCATGTTAGGCCCCTCAACCTGATGGGGCATACTGGCTTCATCAGCCATAGCAACACCAAAGGATACAGCACCCACAACCGGACAGAGTTTTTCTGCGTGGATATCACCCCAGTTGATCCCCATGACACGGTGGCCAGTGGTAAAGCCCTCGGGGGTGTAGTACGTATCAAGGTCATATACGTTACCCGTGTGGGTCTCAGCAATGAGCTGTCTCGCAAACCATGTACCATCTTTGTCAATCTCAACCAAAAGGGCACCATAAATATGGTGGTGCTCAGCCTTCTGCCCAGCCTTCTTTTTAACAAAGTTTGACTGAGTAACACATCCGGTGGTGTAAACCATCTTTGCTGACTTACCTTTGTGAGAGGCAACACTTTCAAGATTTACCTTTGAATGTGGGATGATAGAGCTTGCTGATCCAGTGTAATTTTGTAGCCCAGAGATCGGATTAGCTGCTGTTGGGAGAATGTTCAATTCACCACACCACACCAAATCATCAGCAACCTGAGTTGATTCGTCATTTATGTACTGACGAAGCTCTGGTGCATACCAACTATCACCCTTCTGGAGCTTCTGATATGCCCCCTTGTCGTATGTAAACGTCCCAACAACAATTGGTGCATTTAGTCGACCAGAAATCACCTGAAGTGTTTTGAGGAGCTTGCTGTGAACAAACGTGTTGTTCTGTGCCGATGTGAAGATAAATGCCTTCTTATCAGATGACATTTTCCCACGTTTAAGGTGTGGCTTGTTAAGTGACCCAGCTGCAAGTGGTTTCCCTGTATACTTCTCCCAGAACCCTAGATGCGTCTCACGTGCTAAGAACCGACACACATTACTATGATGAAGACCCAAGCTTTCTGCAATCTTTCTTCCACTCACCCCCGCTTTGTCTTGACTAGCAATCTCCAGCAGTGTCTCGTGATCGAAACCTTTCTTCCCCATCCTATACCCCTTTTATTTTTGTTTCATAATAAACTCCCAACCAGTACGCATCAGCTACATCATCTTTTCCTGATTTAATACCTGACATCCCAAGACCCTCATACAGCCACCTGTGTTCTTGTGGAACAGCAGCAATCATCAACGGTTTCTCCATCTTGACAAGGTTAGTTCCAGCCTTACCGCTTGGCTTCGGCACGGTTTGCAATTGAAGGGGTAAATAGTTGCGAGCCATGGCCTTCAAGGATGTAGGAGATACATCATGCAACTGGCCCCAGTCATAGCTTGCTTGGTACATCGCATTTCTCATCACATAGTACAAACCAGCCAGATCTCGTGTTGCATTACCTATTGACCCAAATGAAAGTCCCTCCATGACAATTGCTGATGGCTTAAACCCAACAACACGTTCAATAATACTTGATGTTATGAACTCCATCTGTTCATCCACTGTGTCAAAATACCTTACATTTGCAAGGTGTTTTTTACTACTGGAGCTTCCAGACTTGAATAGGTGTTTAGCAACTGGCTTACCACCTACCCATTCAACCAACGCTGTTTTTGATAGTGATTGATCTATACTGATTAACTTGGACATAAACAACCCCCTACTTTGGACTCCACGCAGTTTCAATTCTGCTGAGATTCTCATAACGGTATTGCTTATCAACTTCATTAACCCAGTTTTGGTCTGGGACTTTCCACAAATGAGAGCCATCTTCGTTTGGTTCCACTGATAGCATATAGACTAATCGTGCAACCTCTAAGAGGTAATTGAGTGGTGATATTGTAAGAACCACAGCAGCATCTGGATCTGTCAGTTCATTTGACACCGTGCCATCTTCTTTGAGTTTATACTCATTCCAGTGGTAGTAGTGTTTATCACAGAAAGCAACATTCTTTTGCAATAGCCCCTTAAACTTAGACCGTAACTTTGTACGATTACTCTTTGTATCAGACTCTCCCATAAGGATTGCTGACTCTACACGAGAACAAACTTCGGCATCGAGGTCTTTGATATGTTCTCTGTGGAACCCTTGATAAATCTCGGAGTAAACAGCTTTAAACAACTCTTCCTCAGTATTACAAGGTGACAACAGTTCATGGACCTTTACATCACCACAGAAATAAACACCAGAGATGTTATCACACGAGTCTCCCAGTAACAGCTGTGCATAGAACCCACGAAGACCGCTAAATCTAAGTTTTTTGGTCTTAGTCTTTTGTTCAAGTGAAAGGTGTCCCATTGGGAAGATTTTTTCAATACCAAGGTCTTGGTCTGGATTAATAAACAACCCAGCAACCATCTTGATATCTTTATCAATTGTAGCCAACACGGTACCTGTAAGCTCCATGGCACGACTTTCTATATCAGATAGTGCAACTGCACCATCTTTGTTGGAAAGTTCCTCTCTGGCGAGATCCATAGCTTCTAGCCACGCTTCATTATGAAGGATTGCTAGTTTATCATCAGCCTCCATACCAATACACATCTCAGCACCTAGTTGTTCCATCAGGTACTCACGTGCCTCTCCTAACAACTGTGGCTTGGCATCAGCTTTTCGATTACCCTTATACTTCAGTACAGTGGCAATATCTTCCGTTAGCCGGAAGTTAGATGCACCATCAGTCAAGAACAACCGAATTGACCCAGCACCAGAATCTTTAATGATCCGCTTTACTTGTGCTTTAATTGTATGAAACATGTTAGTTGAGTCATCACTGGTGGTCACCACTTCATGGGTGATTGCAGGGTTTTTATCTAACATTGCATTAAAGTCTCGGTAGTCATGGAAACCCAGTGCAGCATATAGTTCCGTGATACCACCATCAACTGAGTAGCACTCAACATTATTTAGCTTGATTACCTGCTTCTGGTTATCACACGCAGATGCTGCCTTATATGCAACTGGATCTGCATCCAGTAAAAGAAGTGGCCCGCCCTCTGTAAATGTGAACAGCCCATCTGTGTCTAGCACATAATCAAGTTCAGCATTGTCAATGATCATCATAATCAACCTCCTTAAAAATATGCCCCCATATTAAATACTAGGGGCATTGGTTAATTATAGAGACTGCAACTTGGCAATCATACGGACGAGATAATCATCATCTGAACTGGAAGAGTCACTGATATCATCAACCTCTGCACTGGTGACACCCTTTTCTTCTAGGGCATCTTCGAGCTGGGCTTCTGTGAATGTTGAATAGTCGATAGTAGAATCAGGTGTTCCACGAGATCTGCGGCTTCTTCGTGGTGCAGGCTTCTCTTCATCACCAGCACCATCAGCATCTTTCTCTACCTTATCGACTTTCTTCTCTTCAACCTTTTTAGGTGGAGCCTTCTTTTTTGAGTCCTTTGGTTTATCATCACCATCAAGCTTGCCACCTTCTTTACTATCTTCAAGTGACTTGACATAGGCTTCCATCTCTTCAAGTTGACCAAAAGATTCCACGTTCAAGGCTTTGTTCATTGCATATTTGATAATCCAAGCTGGAACATCTTCAATTGTGGTACCTGCATGGGCACCAGTGTCGATGTCATATAAGAATGTTGGGCTAACCTTCGCCTCTACACCAGCTTTGTGTTTTTCCATGATCGGGTTGATCTTGCTGATATTCTGCTTACCATCTTTACCATCTTTGATTGTGATACTCACTGGCTCATCCAAGATCAACTCTGGATTAACCATACCCTTCTTACCTTCAACCCAAGCTGCCTTTTTATTTGCAGTTTTTGCCAAAGCATATAAACCAGACTTTTCATGAGATGAATACTTGATAAATTTTGGTAGAACACGTGGCTTAAATACCTCTTCACCCTCGGCACCACGTGGTACGTATGTATCCTCTTCTGTAAGCTCGATCAAAATGATCGCCTGTTCGATCTCAACAACCTTCGTGTTGTCATCAAAATCTTGGTTCTCCATAAGACCAACATGCGCCATACCAACAATACGACCCTCGTATTCGCGTTCTGTGTCTAATGGTGTATCTGGTGTGAAATTTGAACCATCTGTTGAATTGTCAATAATCATACTCATAGTAGTGTTTACCCCTTTGTTAAAAATAATTAAGTTAGTGTTAGTGAGTGTCGAACCAATTATCACCCCACATGTAATTGCCTGTTATAGGACAATCCATTTTGAAGTATTTACCTGCTGCCTCAAATCCCTCCACACAATATTGTCCAACTTTGCAGTATATGATTTCTGCTGTGCCAGCTTTTACGTCAATAAATGGTTCAGACCAAATCTTCCCATCATTTTTCCGTTGTCTTCTCTGGAATCGAGCTACAACTTTTTTAATTTTATCCTTTGCAGCATCCTTTGCAGCCTTGGCCTCTTTTTTGTCATCACTACCAAGTGGGAACATAGAAACATCAACATCAAAAACCTTGTGTTCCTCATATGACTTTTCTGGTACGCCAAATTGGTATTCATCCATTATCTTCAGGTAAGAACGTTATCTCCTACCCCGCACTAATTATGTGCTGCCCCC